AAGATATTGATAAAATACTTAATCATAATAAATAGTAACATGATTTTTAGGATTATAAATATGTAAAGAGTAACTATATTGATTACTATTTTTTATTCTATGATAACCAATATTATCATCTATATATGATTTATCAAATGAACTATAATAATTAATATTTATTAAACTGAGATTTTTAGTATATATTTCTTCTCTTATCATACCTTTTAAAATAAACATATGACAACCATTTTTACTATGATTATGTATTTTTGATACAGTATTTGGTTGCCATACAATAAAATATATATCAACGAATGGGAAAGGAATCCAATATTTAGTATATGTCATTAATAATATAATAAAGATATTTATTTTTAAACATTAAAAAATACCATAGTATATCTTTCACCTTTGAATGGTGCTGTTACATGAAAATGTTTAGAACCATTGAATGTATAAAACTTATTTCTTATATCATGTTTTTTTTGATTTTTACCATTTTCATCGAATACAATTAGTTCGCCTCCAGTATAATCACCTAAACCTATTATATATGATACACCAACATTACGACCATCTTTATGTTTAGCACATTTATGATTTTTATTATATTGGATTGTTGTATATTTAAATTTAGGATCGTGTTCTTTTACATGCATATCAATTAATAAACGAGTATTTTTATATAATTCCTTAAATTTAGGATCTTTAGTTCTAACGGATAATTCTTGTTTATGACCTTTTTGCTTAGCCCAGTAAGGATGTAAATTAATTCTACCTAAAACGAACCCTTCATATTTCAATTGTCCTTTTTTCATAACATTTTTTCTACTTTGATTAAATGGAAACTTGGTTTCCCTTAGTATTTTTAATAATTCTTTTTTTTGACAATTAATCGTATCATCATCACATGTTTTTTCTGTATCACTTGATATAGTATATATCTTTTTTGATAAATTTTTCTTATGGATTTTAGTTTTTTTAGAACCTCTTTTAGATCTTTTATTTATTTTTTTAGTTCCTTTTTTAGTTTTCATTTTCTTATTTAATTTTTTGTTTCCACGAGGTAATAAACAAGTCATTATATATTATATATTATATTAAAATTTATTTAAAATAGTATTATGAATAAATGTAAAATAATTATCAATATCAATATGATATAATATAGTTTGTTTATTAATTTCTTGGTAATAGTACCATCCAAACGGTATAAATAATATATCAAATGGTTTGATTAATATTTTTTCACCATATTTAGAAATATCTTCTATATTTTTATTTAATATTAATTCTTTATGTTTAGGATGAAATAAATATATAAAATACTCATCACCTAATAAATTGCTTATAATATGAAAATTATTTTTACATTTTAATAATGATATTGTATCTTCTTTATCAAAATATGATAATGATTTATTAATATTATATAATATATTGCTATCTAATAATTTATTATCATAATTAATAATATTACTTATATTGAATTCATTAAAATATGATTTATTTTTATAACAAGGTTTTAAATCAACTAATAAATTATCATAATTATGGTCTTTAGGGATATTAATTAATATAGGATTAGATTTGAATAAATTCATTTTTAGGTTTAGTATATTAGAAACTAATTTAAGTGAACAATTTTCATCTATTAAATAGAGATTAAATATAAAATATACATTTAAAATAATAAACAATGTTATAAATATAAATAATAACATATATAAAGATAAAATAATATTAATAATAAAAATGACCGAGAATACAGAAATTGGACAAGTAAAATTTTTTGATCATAAAAAAGGATTTGGTTTTATTGAAGTTATTAAACCCGGTACAAAATGGTGTGGAAAAGATATTTTTTTCCATTTTTCTGATATTGAATGTGATAGTTCTTTTAAGAAAGTAATTCCTGGAGAGGTTGTATCATTTAACGTAGCAAAAAAACCAGGAGATGATACTAAGGATATTTGTAAAAATATTAAAGCTGTATACAATGGTAAACTTCTTGTAGATAATGAAGATCATGTATATAATTATAGAAAGAAACGAACTGATAATGAACATGGTGGTCAGGGTAGTAAACATGAAGAACAAGAAGGTGAAGAGGGACAGCAGTGAATTAACCTTTTATAACATTAATATTATCATCAACACATGTGAGTAAATAAATATATTTTAATAATTTATTTTTATTAGTTTTTTTAACATCAATCCCTTTAGATTTTAGTTTACTTTGTATATTTTTTAAATCCATTTTATTAAATTCATTTAATAATTTATTAATTTCTTTTTCTTTATTATTTTTTTTAAATTTAACTGATATAGTTTTATATTTCTTAGGAGGTTTTAATTTTTTAGTTTTTTTCATTAAATTTTTATCTTTTATAGGTAATTTACTATGTGATTTATTAGGTAATTTACTAGGTAATTTACTATGTGATTTATTAGGTAATTTACTATGTGATTTATTAGGTAATTTACTATGTGATTTATTAGGTACAATGGGTTTTATACTTAAATTTGTAGGTATATCTAATACAGTATTTTTATTTGTATTCTTTTTTCTTTTAGATTTTAGTTTTATTTTTTTATGATCTAATTGTTGTACGGTTTTAGTAAATTCTTTTTTAAAAGATTTAAATAATGGATTTCTATTTACTTTAGGTGATTTTATTTTTTTAACCTGAATATTAATAGTATTAAATTTATTACTGTTAACCATATATATTATTATAGATTATTTTCTTGATGTAATTTAATTTCATTTAGTACTCTATTTTTACATAAATTATCATCTTGGAATATTTCAAAACATATATTATTTACAACTAAATCTCCTGGATATTCATCTTTTAATAATTCTTTTAAAGAACTTTTTAAAAATTCTTTTATATGTGTTTTTTTATTATCATATAATTCGCTAATCACAGCATATATTTTATCATTATCAATTGTGGTTAAATTATTATCTTTTAAATATTTATTATAATTTTCTTTAATATAAAAAGTGATTAAATCTTTTATAGTATGTTCTAATTTAACCATTTGTTTAAAATATATATTAATTATATTATTTAAACATAATCTTAAATATATACTAATGATTAAAATTTTAAAATATAGTAAATTAATATTGTTATCTTATATACTAAAAAAAAAATATAATTATTATAATAAATTAAGTAATAAAGATTATAATATATTAAAAAATAATATAAATGATTGTGGGTGCATATGTATTAAATGTATTCAATGGTTGATCCCTATATTAGAACAACAAAATGTCGATGAAAGTTTTATAAATATATTAAACAATTTATACAATAATTGCAAAACACATGATCTAAAATATACAAAGGATAAATATAAAGAATTATTTTATAATGATATTGACAGTGAATATGAAATATGTGATATAGTAGGTTCAGGAAGTATTGCACAAGTATATAAAATAAAAGATAAAAATGGGAAGTATTATGCAATGAAAGTAAAACATCCGGATATACAAAAAGACATATATTTATTTAAAAATATTTTTAATTTCTTATATAAATTATCATGTTTTAATAATATTTGTTATAAATATTTTCCATTTAATTTAATTACATTTTTGAATGATTTTTATAAACAATGTGATTTTATGAACGAATCTAATAATTTAATAGAATTTCATAAATATTACAAAGATAATAATCATATAATCATACCAGAATTATATAAAGTATCAAATGATATAATTATAATGGAATATATAGAAGGGACAATGTTTGATGATTTAGATATAAGTGAATACGAAAAATCTAAAATTATATATTTATTATATTTATTTGTAAGAAATAATTTATTAATACATAATCATATTCATGGTGATTTACATAAATATAATTGGAAAATCATAAATAAAGAAAATAATTTATATAAATTAGTCATATATGATTTTGGTTATTGTTTTAAATTAAATGATGAGGAATTTAAACATATGTGTATTATATCTAAATTAATAACTTGTTTTGATAAAGATAATACAAATATGATAAAAGAATATAATGAATTTTTAAAATATGTATTTGATGATGATGATATAATAAATAATATGAAATTTAATCATAATATGACAAAACCAGATATATTATTGAAAAACATATTGAATATATCACATAAATATAAAATTTTTTTAAAAATAAATAAAATATTAAATACATTATTATTAATGTGTTTATTAGAGAAAAATTTTGAAAAATATAATATAAATAATAATGAAAAACCTATAAAAATAAAGAAAAATTTATTAGATACATATACATTTTGTGATACATATAAAATATTTCCTAAATTAGCAGATCATTTATTAAATGAATATAAAGGTACTAAAAAATCTGAATCATTATTTGAAACTATTAAATTTGATGATAAAATAAAATCATTAATTTAATAAAATTATAATATATATATATATATATAATGTCTGGCCGGTCTATTTCAAAATTCATGAAAAAGAGAACCCAATCAGGATTAGAAGTCATACCTGAAAAAGAAGATATTTTAAACAGACCCATAACATCTTTTGATGCAAATGATTTAGGTCCAGAAATATGTAAAAATTTAAAATCTTTATTATTAACTAATGAACGTGGTATGAGTGATGGTGATGTGTTAAATGAAAGATATCTAAATGATGTGGTTCGGAAAATTATTACAAATCTTATTGAAATGCCATCAGAACAGCGGAAATGGACTATAAATTATCTGAACCTAGACGCAAGTAGTCGTCAGGGTAAAATTGATGTAGCACGTCAAGTATCCAAAGGCGAAAAGAAAAAGAAGAAAAAGAAAATATCACATAAAAAGAAGAAGAAATCACATAAAAAGAAACATTCAACTAAATCTAAAAGACATTAATCTTCTTTTTTATTATCATCATTAGTATTTTTATATGTAATATAATCATATAAAATTGATCCACCTAAACTACTAAATATTATAATAGGTGTATAAAACAATATTCTACATAAATTTGATATATTTAAAATATAATAGATATCCATATTATCTTATTAAGATATAAATATCTTTAAATATATAAAGATATATATAAAGGTATAAATATATATATAAATAAATTTGATTTAATATTAATAATATAATTATTTTAATATGGATTTGGATTTGGATTATGATCAAATTATAAAATGTTATTTCAAACAGAAAAATATATTGGTTAAACATCAAATAGATTCATATGAAGAATATATTGAAAAAATATTACCTAATATTATATCAAATTATTTTCCAATAACGATGGAATTCGATTCTGATAAAATTAATAATATTAAATTTAATGTAATAAATATACATATAAGAAAACCGTTTACAACTGAAAATAACGGTTGTTCTAAAATTCTAACACCTGATATAGCTCGTTTAAGAAATTATAGTTATATTTCTCCTATAATAGTTGATTTTGAATCAATTGTCACAGTATATGATAATAATACTAAAATAGAATTAGAAAGAAAAATAATTAAAAACATTATAATAGGATATATACCAGTATTATTAAGATCAAAATATTGTGTATTAAGCGATTCATTATATAATAATGAATGTAATTATGATTATGGTGGTTATTCTATAATAAATGGTAATGAAAAAGTTATAATATCACAGGAAAGATGTGTTTATAATATACCATTAGTATTTGAAAATAATAAATCATCAAGTAGATATTCTCATATATGTGAAATAAGGACATTAAATGAAAAGAATTATTTTATGCCTAAAATATCAAGTATTAAAATAACAAAAAAAGAAGATATATATGATAATCATATTAGAGTATCATTACCACATTTAAAACAAGAAATTCCTTTATTTATATTATTTAAAGCATTAGGTTGTATATCAGATAAAGAAATTATTCATTATATTATAAATAATGATAATTCAGAATGTGATAAATTAATTATTAAAATATTATATTTATCAATTAAAGAAGCTGAAGATATTAAAAATGAAATTGATGCAATTGAATATATAAGTAAATATATAAATAATATATCATTTAATTTGAGTGAAGAGAAAAAAATAAGATATGTAAAAGAACATGTATTAAAAGATTATTTATCACATTTAAATAATGATTTAAGTAAATTATTCTTTACAGGACATATGGTAAATAAATTATTAAAATGTTATTTAAAGTTATCCAATTTTGATGATAGAGATTCATATTTAAATAAAAGAGTTGATTGTATAGGTCCATTATTAGGTTATTTAACATATCAATGTTTTAATAAAATATCAAAAGATATAAAAAATTATTTAACAAAAGAGATTAATTCTGGATTATGGAATATAAATAAAAATTATAGAGATCTAATTAATGAAATAAATATACATAAAATTATTAAATCAACATATTTAGAAAATAGTATTAAAAGTGCTATGGCTACAGGTAATTGGGGATTAAAAATGAATGTAAATAAGCAAGGTGTATCACAAGTATTAAATAGATTAAGTTATTTGAGTACATTATCTCATATTAGAAGAGTTCAAACACCTAATTCTGATAATGGAAAACTAATTCCACCTAGAAAATTACATTCTTCTCATTGGGGATATGTGTGTCCAAGTGAAACACCAGAAGGACAATCTGTCGGAGTAGTTAAAAATTTATCAATGAATAGTGAAATAACAACTATGGTTACATCAGATCCTATAAGAAAAATAATTGAGAAAAATATTATCGGTTTTAGTAATTTTAATATATATGAACAAAATAAAAACAAATATATAAAAGTATTTATAAATGGTGATTGGATAGGATTTACTACAAAATATATACAAATATTAGTTGATTTTAAATATTATAGAAATATGGGATTAATTCATATACATAGTTCTATTCAATTTGATCAAAATAATAGAAATATAAATATATATACAGATGGAGGTCGATTGATTAGACCTTTATTAAAAGTTAAAGATAATAAATTATTATTTAATAAAAAATATGAAAAACGATTAATAAATAAAAAATACAATTGGTTACATCTTATATCAAGTATAGATAAAAATGATATATGTCCTATTGAATATATAGATATATATGAATCACAAAATATATTATGTGCAACATATCCTAATCAAATATATGATAAAAATTATTCACATTCTGAAATTCATCCATCACTCATATTAGGATTACTAACATCATGTATTCCCTTTCCTCATCATAATCAAGCACCTAGAAATACTTATCAATCCGCGATGGGTAAACAGGCTGTAGGTGTACCATTATCTAATTTTCAAAAAAGATATGATACATTTACTAATATATTAACATATCCACAAAAACCATTAGTTGATACAAAAGTGTCAAAATATCTTAATCTTAATAAATTACCTAGTGGTATAAATGTAATTATAGCAATTGCATGTTGGACAGGATATAATCAAGAAGATTCTATTATATTTAATAGAGATGCTATTAATAGAGGATTATTTAATTCAACATTTTACAGAACATATAAAGATGAAGAAAAGAAAAACCAAATCACAGGAGAAGAAGAAATTTTTATGAAAGCAGATAAAATGAATATTCTATTTCCAAAACCACATAATTATGATAAAATAAATGAGAATGGTTTTATAAATGTAAATACAAAAGTAAATGATAATGATATAATTATAGGTAAAGTTATACCAAATAAAGATAAAAATAATAGTAAATATAAATATATTGATAGTAGCACAATTGTTAGAAAAAATGAAAAAGGATTTATAGATAGTTATTATTTAAATAATAATTCAGATGGATATAAAATATGTAAAGTTAAAATTAGAGAACATCGTTATCCAAATATTGGTGATAAATTTTCATCAAGACATGGACAAAAAGGTACTGTTGGTATGATATATAATCAAGAAGATATGCCTTTTACTAA